TCATCACCTACTGTAACATCACCGTTTGTCACTACAGCGGCGTTAATGTCAAACGTGGTTGCTGCTAATTGAACCTCAGTGTCTGCAACAATATCCAACTGGCCGTCAGCGCTAGAGTTAATGTAAAGTCCAGTATCACGGAATTGTATTTTAGTATCTGTGGTTGTAGTGTTTCCAAGAGCTAAAGTTTCTTGAAGGGTTCCAGCGCCTCCAGCATTAGCATCAACATAAGCTTTGGTTGCTACGTCCTGTGCAGCAGTTGGGTCGCCAGCGCCTGTAATCTTAGACGTTCCCATCGCTATCGCACCCGTCATGGTTCCACCGGCTTTAGGAAGCGCAGCGCCCGCTGTAGTAGTTGTTGAGCTTAAAACTCCATCTCTTGTAGCGATGTCCACGCCATCCACTGTTCCTGCAACTACTATGTTGCCTGAGACATCTAAGACTCCATTTAAGTCTACTGTAGTAGCAGCTATCTGAATCTCTGTGTCTGCAACAATGTCGAGCTGCCCATCAGCGCTGGAGTTAATGTAAAGCCCAGTATCACGGAACTGTATTTTAGTGTCGGTAGTTACGGTGTTTCCGATTACTAGAGTTTGCTGAAGGGTTTCACCGCCTCCAGCGCCACCAGCATTAGCGTCAACGTAAGCTTTAGTTGCTACGTCCTGAGCAGCAGTTGGGTTGCCTGCTCCAGTAATCTTGGAGGTTCCCATTGCTATTGCACCCGACATGGTTCCACCAGCTTTGGGCAACGCTGCGTTAGCGGTAGTTGTAGTGCTGCTTAAAACGCCATCTCGTGTAGCAATGTCCACGCCATCAAACGTACTGTTGGTAGTGATAGCGCCTGTCATTGCTCCACCAGACTTTGGAAGTGCCGCAGCAGCTAAAGTACCTTGAGCAGCCGTAGCATAGTCAGAAGAGTCAAAAGCTTTAACTTGTGCAAGGTTGGTGACTTCGGAATCCATTAGTGCGCCAGCGGCTGTTACGTTAGCTGTGTCCGTTACATCGCCACTAGCTTCAAGGGCGTTTAATTTACTGTGGTCAGCATCTGTAAACACGTTAGAGTCACTAGCTGCTTCAACGAGTGTGCGAATTTCGGCGGCTGTCTGGTCAGCGGTAGCAGAAGCTTCAATGCCGTCTAGCTTAGTACCGTCAGCAGCAACATCACGACCGTCAAAGGTGCTATTAGTTGTAATAGCTCCAGTCATTGCACCGCCAGCTTTAGGCAATGCCGCAGCAGCTAGAGTGCCTTGTGCCGCAGTAGCATAATCAGAAGAAGCAAAGGCTTTAACTTGTGCAAGGTTAGTAACCTCAGAATCCATTAGTGCGCCAGCGGCTGTAACATTAGTAGTATCAGTTACGTCAGCGCTTGCTTCAATTGCATTAAGCTTTGTGTGGTCTGCGTCTGTGAATACATTGGAATCTGTTGCAGCTTCAACTGCTGCTCGAATTTGTGCGTCTGTTTGGTCGGCAGTTGCACTAGCCTCAATTGCATTAAGCTTTGCGTGGTCAGCATCTGTAAATACATTTGAATCTGTAGCAGCTTCAACGGCTGTACGAATTTCTGCGTTAGTTTGGTCTGCTGTAGCACTGGCTTCAATGCCATCGAGCTTTGTGCCGTCAGTTGCAACATCACGACCGTCTACAGTTCCACCCACAACAATGTTGTTAGTTATAGTTACACTATCAACAAAGGCATCTTTAAATCTTACAGAGGTTGTACCGAGGTCTACATCGCTGTCTGTTACAGGTGTAATTAAACCGTCTTGAATGCGTACCTGCTCAACAGGCGAGTTACTTACCTCAGAGTAAAACTCAATACGATTGTTTGCTGCGCTGATTACAACTTTGTTCTTAAAGTCTTGGTCGCCAATCTTAGCAATGTTGCCGCCCTGACCAGCGCTGCCATCGTGTTGGTGGCCTGTGGTACTGCTTGTTGCATATGCAAAAGCATTTAAAATTTGATTATACTCGTTATTAAAAATAGAAGCAGTAATCAAGTCACCGTCTGTAATTGTACTTTGTCTTGTATAGCTTGTGCCTGCCATCTAATTATCTCCTGCCTGCGGGAACGTAGTTTATGTAAATGCCGTTGATTGTGTAAGATGCTTCTTGGTCGTTACTTGCAATTTTAAAATTACTGGTGTAGCAGCTTCCTTCAATTGGCTGGCGTATAAGCGGATTGTCCGTTGAGCCAAAGTAAGCCGCATTAAAAAAAGCAGCACCAAAAGATGAACCAGCTCGTATAGTGGGTAGCTGATATATAGGAGGCTGTTGAACATTAACATCTTGAAAGTCGTACTGAACTTTTAATGTTGGGTCTGAAAACCCTCCCGATTCTCTGTCGGGGGTTACTGAAATCTTTGCGTACTGCAAAGTCTTCCGTGTTCCCATGTCTCCAAAATCTAAATAGGGTGTTTCGTATAAAGCATCAATGTTTGATGCTGCGCCGCCGTGACGGAAGGTAATTCCCTTGTCGTGGTTATAAATATATCCGTCTGTGTCGCCGTGGACTATTGCCTCAAGACCATTAGCTAAAAACCCACTATCTACTGCGATAGCTTCGATGCCTAGTGTTTCTGACCACTCAAAACCTTGGCCTGTAAAAGTACCAATAATGCCTCTTGAAAACGGGGCGGCTACGGAGGGGTCGTTGTAGTACAAGCGATACTGAGACTTAGAGCGCAGCACAACGCTTGAAATTGTAAGCACGTTAATGTTATCAACAATGTTACTAATTATTCGCTGGACATTTCTACTTACAGAAGCCAGCTCAACGTCACCAATTCGTGAAGTACCTGCAAGTGTACGAACACCATCAGGGCTTAGGAACACTAGGTCACCGCCAATTTCTTGGATACTATTACCGTCTACGCAACCTACGTTTTTTGTAATAGGAACAATAGCAGCATTTGCCTTGTCTTCCATATTAACAAACTTATAAATACTGTTGCGGCAGAAAACAATACAGTCACCACGAAAGCTTTTAAGTCCTACAACTCTGTCGGCTAATATAACTTCATTAGCGCCAGCGCCTGAAAAATTGTCTACTTCTAAAAGGTGGCTGTTGCGTACTGTGTTAGGTGCATTTGTCTGACCTGCAACTACTAAAAAGTTATTGTGTACAGTAGCAATAGAAGGAGCGTCAGTGCTGCTTACTGTAATGTCAGCTACAAAAAATGTACGGGTGCTTAGTGCTCCTGCTCCGGTCATGTAGAAGTAAAAAGGCTTGTTAGCCCCATCACAAATAATTATTTCTCCGTATATGGATTTACTGCCTTCAAACAGGGCTATAGAGCTTTGACCCTGTGCAGTTCTTGCAGCAACTGAACGACCGTTTAAGGCTGTTAGATTGTCACCGCTTCCTGCAACACCGGCCTTATTAAGCTGTATCCAAGTTTCACCATCATTACTAAAGTAAATGTTTGTTCCGCTACAAACAATAACGCCGTCTGCATATACCTTAATGCCTAAAATATCGTTACTAGCATTTGGACGGGCTGCATCGTCACCGCCATAGTCTGTAAAGCCACTAACTCTACGATAGCCTCCATCGGGGTCAACCTCAAAGTTTCTCAACTCTGTGGCAATTCCGGGCTGTCGGAGCATCTCAATCTCGCTCAGGTTGGTGTTTAAACCACCCTTACAGGAGAAACCAAAAGGTTGGGACTGCGACATATTAAGTGTACCTCACTCTGTCGTCAGACATATAGAAGGGCGTAGGCTCAATAAGGTTTGAACGCATTGAGCGCATACCTTTCTTGTAGTCGTCTAGGGCAAATGCGGCTGCTTGTGGGTTGTCTTTAAACTGCCAGATGTAGTAACGTGCTCTAGCTAGTAGAGTTGTTGAGTACATCTCGGGAAAAACAACTGTGTCAGTAGGGTTAGTAAACTTTGTGGGTAAGTCCCATGCGTAAAACCACACACGATATACTTTGTCTGGGATGGGGCTGAGTCCAAACTTACGTGCGTCTGGGCTGCGAATAACACTATTCGGAGCGCCATACGTAGTAGTGTCTGCTTGGTCTAGGTTTTCTCCAACTCTTCGGAAAGTTTTCCACTGTTCGTTAGTTACGTATTTTAAATTTGTACCTGTGTAGGGGGCTGTTTCGCCGCTCACACCTACAGTAGTCAGATAAAAGTTATCCCAGTCAACTGAACCGTAGTCGTTGATGATGGAATCACTTGAAGCTTTTAATTCGTAATAGCGTTGACCGACAACTGTTTCGACATACACATTACCGTACATGGGATTAACTTCGCCGCTTTCTCCAGCCGATAGAAAAGGCCACTGCGGTTCTTGGTTAATCATGTCGAAGTATGCTTTGTTTACAGTATCTTTAACGTGGGCTTGAACACCAACAGCCGTTGGAAAATCAGATGCTGTCAACGGAATCTCATTCAACTCCCGAAGCAGTTCATTTGTAAGTTCTAAGTAGGTTGTTGCCATAAGTTCTTTAGCCTTTAAATGTGTTAAAAGATTGGGGGCTTTTTACGGCCCCCGCACTTAATGGTTACTGCTTATGCACCAACTGCTAAGCTGTAGAACGCGCCTACGAGAGCTTCAGGTCGTAAAACCTTAACACCGTATACGTGCAAACCACGACAGATATCACCGAAGCTATCTGGGTCACGGATGACCTCAGTGCTGGTAATAGTCTGTGCAGTACAGATAGCTGACATGTGACCGGCAAGAATCTTACCGTCAGCAGCAGCGGTTGCAGCAATGTTGTTAGACTTATACATGCTAAAGCCACGCAGCTTACCAGAAGTAACAAGACCGTTACGAATGGAGCCTTGACCAGCATTGAAGTCAACAGACAACAGCTTAGAACCTGACTTAGACAACTGCTCGTAGAAGCTAGGAGGAGCAACTACCCAACGACCTTCTTCGGGTACATTCTGCTCATCAAGCAGCTTAGCCATGTGAGCAAGTACATCGAGGGGGTCATTGATAAGCAAGTTGATAGACTTGCCAGCTTCGTCATAAGTTCCTACTACAGTACCAGTAGTATCATCGTCAGCACCCAGAACGTGGTTCGGGCCTGAAGCAGATAGACCAGCAAAGCCAGCTTTAATTACACCTTCATCAAAAGCGTCACGCAGAGCGTAAGCAGCAGATGAAGCGGCAACTTCTTTGAAGTTTACGTGAGACATAGAAGTTTCGATGTCATCTACAACAAACTTAAATGCGTTTGCAGTATCAACAACAAGAGAAATTTCAGTGTCAGTCAGTGCAGTTTCAGTTACGTCAGCGCCACGCTCATACTTATAAACAGTAATAGTTGGTTCTTTGATAACTTTAACAGAATCTCCGTAACCAGAGATTTCACCGGCATAGTCAGTGTTAGTAATTGCTTCGGCTACCGATGCTTTACGGAAGAAGTTAAGAACCTTCTTGGAGTAAATCGCTGGTAGGAAGTTAGTGCTTGTGCCAAAGTTACTGTTGCTACCTTCGGCAAAGCCTGCGTCTGATACATTATAGGCCATGATTATGTTTCCTTTTATTTAAAGACAATATTATTAATTTACTACCCTGCCTTCAATTATGGCTGCGTCAATATCTTTTTCGTGCTTATCGTACTCATCCATAGACAGTGCAGCAATTTCCCGTTGTGACCATATCTTCGGCTCGTTAGCGTTCACGGTTTGTGTTCGAGTTGAAACCATGTCGGCTGCCGAAGCGGTCGAAGTTTGTGAACTTCCTGACTTACTTGAAGTTTTGGAACCTGAACCTGTTTCCATCTTATAAAGGTCGATAGCTTTGACTGCCAGCGTTACGTTATCGGGATTATTATACACCCAGTCTTGAATTGCTTCTGGCTGTGCTTTGGCCCAACCGTGGAACTCCTCGCTTTGACGAATATCTGCAAAGTCAGGGTGAGCACTTTGAAGAGTTTGTTCTGCTTCTCTGCGCGCAATCTTGGCTTCACGTTCGTCTAGTGTTGGTGTTCGTGCCGGTTCTAGTGCCTCTGCTTGTGGTTCAACATACTCGTTTGCAAGTTCTGCTTCAGTGTTATCCTCGTGACGAACGGCCTGTTCAACTTGCTGTGTCATTCGAGTTTCTGCTTGTAGTTCTTGCTCTTTCTGTTTAAACTCACTAATCTTAGAATCGTAATGCTTCTTTAAATCATCGTATCTCTTTTTATAATCTGTAGCAGCTTCTTCTTCAGAAGGGGCCGACTTGCGGGTAGCCTTCTTAGGTTTCTCATAAAAAACACCATCTGCACTTTCAAAGGGAGCGTCTTGTGCAACGCCGTAATCTTTGTTCATGTTATATGGGTTTGCTACTTCTTCTTCTATTTCTTGTAAATCAGTCATTTCACACTCCGTTGGGGGCTTGTCGTCTTTTCAAGGTAGCTATTCGGCTCGCGACTGCTGAATAGGGCTTGATACTACAAGGTGGCCTCTAGGTTATTTAGGTTGTTAATAAGGGGCTGCGCTAACAGGTGGCCTTATCGTTATCGTACACTTGGCATAGCATTTGAGGTTAGCATCTGGTCGTAGACTTTTTTATCATTATCTTCTACTTCATCCATGCCGCCTAGAATGCTTCCACCCATGTACTTCTGCATTAAACCGCCATCGTAAGCACGTTCAGCTTCGTCCATCATAGTTTGAAGCTTTTCCGTACCTAGCTGGTCAGTTGCTTTTCTGGTGAAAACAAATTCACCATCCGACAACCTTGCGGGTATCGAATCTGATGTGCCGGTTCCCGGGCCTTTGACGGCTCCTTCACCTGCAAATTCTCCAGCAATATCCATAACCTTGTCAAAGATACCACCCAGACGCTCATCACCTTCAAGAGCGCCCATTAAATATTCTTGGTCTTCTGTGCTTAGAGCTTCGCCTAGAACGAATCCAGCGTACTCATCTTCCATCTCTTCGTCAGGGAGTTGTGAAGCTTCTACTGCTTCTTTCTCGCCTTCAGG